TATTAAAGAAGAATGGCTAAAGATTAAATCAATTAATTTTAGATGGCATAAAGAACTACCAAAGGTAATTGTTGCAGCAAGATATGTGTTAGAAATTACAAATAAAAAAGGGGATGAATGTACAATCAGCACATCATGGTTGCCAATAGATGAAAAGACTCAAGAAAAACTAATTCCATTAACAGAAGAGATAGAAATGTTTGTACGAGGAACAAGAGCGCAAGGGAAACTATGGGAAGAGGAATTAGAAGATGATGCGGTTGAGGGGGAAACATTTCACATCAATGATCTAGTACAAGAAGGAGAAGATAATGAATAAAGGAAAATTAATTTACTTAGCACATCCATTTGGTGGAGATGACTCAAATAAAAAAGCAGTAGATAAGATTATGAAGAATATAGTAATAGATGATAGAAACAACACATATCTATCACCACTTCATAACTTTAGCACAGTGTACTTTGCGGACGAATATGCAAAAGGATTAAAGATATGCTTAGAAATGCTAAATAGGTGTGATGTGTTAGTCCTATGTGGTGACTGGCAAACATCTAAAGGTTGCATTGGCGAATGGTCTTTTGCACTTGCTAAAGGAATGCCAATATATACATGGGAGGAATGGAGAAAGCAGTTAATAGTAGAGGAACGGAGGAACATAGTAACAATAGAAACGAACTTAGTATCATTAACAGGGAGATAGAAGATAATGACAGGAAGGGAATATTTAAATCAGATACGTGATACTGATTTAAATATCAAGCGTAAGGAACGTGAAGTATTTAGATTACGGCAAGATATACTGTGTTTACAAGCGATCGATTACAGTAAGGATATTGTAAGCGGAGGGCAACCAATCACTATTGCTGATAAGATAGCTAATATAGATGCAATAGCAGATGAACTAATGAGAGATTGGAGTGTATTTCTAAGGGAAAGGGAAAGAGCAAGATTTATAATTGAGGGAATACCTAGTGCAAAGCAAAAGGCAGTATTGATTGATAGATACATTAATGGCTGCACATGGGAAAAGGTAGCAGGATTAATTGGGTGTTCAATTCAAAATATTCATAATTTACACAAACGTGCCATAAGAAATTTTGAAGAAATTTACAAACAGGTTGATAGTATTTGACTATCAATTTATGGGATACTATATGTGGGCATGGATGAAGAGAACACTTTCAACAAGCCTCCTAGAAAAACTACACGCTAAAAAGGACTACATCATACTTAGGTCGCACAACACAGTATGATGCGGTCCTTTTTAGTTTATAAGGAGTATTTGATGAAACATAAAAGAATTACATCAAAGAAAACAATTCAAGAAGTACGGAAGCAATATTGTGAAATATGCGGTCAACGTACAAATATAGAACCACATCATATTAATACACGTGGTAGTGGTGGTGGAGATATTAAGGAGAACTTAATACAACTATGCACGCAATGCCATATCAATACACACAGTGGGAAATATCCAACCAAAGACGATTGCTTAAACAAAGTAGCAGAGCGTGAAGGTATAACATATGATGAAGCATATGCAATTAATCGTAGATCAATGGGATATGACGTATGACTAGAATATGTTGCGATAGAGATAGATGCCTAAATAATAAATATGGCATCTGTACAGCAGACACAATTGAATATGAGGGAATATGTCAAAGCTACATAACACAGAATGATGCAAGAAAAACAAATTGCGGATTATGTAGAAGGACACATGGGAAGTTAAAGCGTAATAGCAATACGGTATTAAAGTAGAGGTGATGCAATGCTAAAAGCATGTAGCTATTGTGGAGGAATACATGAAGGAGAATGTCCACATAAGCCAAAGCGCAACTACAAGCAGGAGCATGCAAATGCATCTGATAGCAGAAGGAAAGAACGGAAGTTCAGAAGCAGTGTTGAATGGCAAGACTGTAGAAGAGATATATTAGATCGTGATAAACATCTATGTAGACTATGCTTGCACGAAGATAATTATATTAGTGTAGGGCAACGCTTAGATGTACATCACATTGAACCATTACACGAAGCATGGAAGAAGCGTACTGATGAAAAGAACTTGATTACATTATGCAAGATGCATCACTACAAAGCAGACCATGGAGAATATAAGAGGGAGTACTTAAAAAAAATAATTAGTACCCCCCCTACCATAAAATAATTTTTTAGCGAAAAAGTCCAAGACCGTACTGCTCACCACAATTTACACAATTTTCCCTAATGGGACATGCGTGCGCACGTGAATATATATTTATTTATATAGGGACTATACAAGGCAACGGAAAAATACAGGAAAGGAGGTGGACACATGAGAAAAGCTGTATCTGCAAGGGTTACTAAGAAGCACTTAACAAAAGCTGAAAAAGAAAAACGTATTGCTGTAGAAAATGCGTTCATTGATGATGCGGAAATTGAACCGCCAAGCTATCTAACTAAGACACAGTTAGAAGCATTTCATTTTATTGTTGATGCATTAAGAAAAGCTAAAGTGTTAAGTAGATTGGACACACAAACAATAATTCAAGCAAGCGTAGCTATTGATATGTTACATACTGCAAATAAGCGTGTGGCCAAAAGGCCAACGCTTGCAATTGATAGAGAATTTGTAGCAACGCAAGAGAAGCTGGTGAGGACCTATTTAAAATTATGTGATGAATTGTGTCTATCTCCACAATCTAGGGCAAAGCTTGGAGTACTCATAGCTAATCAAAAAGAAGAAGAACAAGATCCATTGCTCAATGTACTGCAAGGGGGTGTATTGAGTGGATAAAAAGCATCCTGCATATAAGTACGCAATGGATGTTGCAAAAGGGACTATCAATGCACCAAAGTATGTAAAATTACAGGTGAAAGAGTTCTTAAATATTGCAAACAATAAGGATAGACAGTACATTATTGATGATAATAAGGTACGGACTATTGGAGAATTGCTGAAATTATTAATAATGCCTAAAGGATTAAAGGCGAATATCACAGTATATGATGCCATGGCTGGGTTCCAATGGTTCTTCATTATTGCAATATTATGTACAGTGGAACGCAATAATAAAGAGAAAAGACGATATGAAAACGCAATACTTGAGATATGCAGAAAGAATGGCAAGACATTTATAATTGCTATTCTTTTTATTTTGCTATTTTTCATGGAACCTAAGTTTTCTAAATTCTATTCTGTAGCGCCAGACGGTTCATTATCACGTGAAATTAAAACTGCTATTGAAGAAATATTGCGTAGTAGTCCTGCTATGCTTGGCAAGATGAACGGCAAGGAAAAGTTCAAAATGTTGCGTGATTATATCCATTGCAACATAACAGAGAATAGATACATACCTCTTAATTACTCAACAGGGCGGTTAGATGGTAAGTTGCCTAGCGTATTCCTAGTAGATGAAACAGGTGCATTGCCTAATACCTACGCTATTGAGGCTATGCGGTCAGGGCAATTGACTATCTTGAATAAGTTAGGTTTCATCATTTCAACTAAATATCCTACGCTAAACAATCCATTTGAAGATGAAGTGGACTATGCAAAGCGTGTATTGAATGGTGCAGTAGATGATGATAAGGTGTTCGCTTTATTGTATGAGCCAGATGATACAAAAGGTTGGGCAACTAATGATGAGGTATTAGAGCAAAGCAATCCATTGGCCATTGAAGTAACAGAAATCATGGATGACTTAAAATCTAAACGGCAAGTAGCTATTGAGATTGAAAGTAAGCGTGAGAACTTTATAACGAAGCATTGCAACATCATTTATAGCGGTGCTGGTAGTGAAAGCTTTGTGAATATTGCGGACTTACAAAAAGGTGCAGTAGATCATATTGATTGGAATGGACGTGAAGTATTCCTTGGTGTTGACTTAGCTTTATCTACAGATAACTGTTCTGTAGATATGGTTGCATATGACGAGGATGAGGGCAAAGTATATTGGGATGCAAGGGCGTTTATTCCAGAAGATAGGGTGGATGAAAAATCAAAACTAGAACGTATTCCGTATCGTGATTTTATTAATGCTTGCTATTGCATTGCATGTGGCAATCGTACTGTAGATTATGGGGCAATCGAACGCTACATAATGCAAATAGAAGCCAAATATGGAGTTACTGTAATGGGTATTGGCTATGATAGGTGGAATGCATTATCGACCGCTCAAAAGTTAGAAGATGTTGGATATACGATGGTTGAGATTAAACAACATTCAAGCGTATTGCACCCAGCGACTAAGTGGCTTGCAGAATTAGTAGCTGAGGGCAATCTTGTTTATGAAAAAGGTAACAAATTACTAGAAATCAACTTTGAAAACTCACGATGTGTGTACGATACCAATATGAACAGGTATGTAAACAAGAAAAAATCAAGAGGAAAGGTTGATATGGTAGTAGCTGGTATCAATGCAATGTACCTATTGCATCAAAATTATATGCTTAATAGTACCCTTGACTGGGTAGTGCAAATGTAGAAAGGAGGTGAGAAATTGAGTTGGGTTAAAAGTTTATTTGGATATGAAGTTAGGGAAGAGCAAGCATTAAATGAAAACTCATTCATTGATACTGCAGATGATATTGATTTAAACCTTCCAAGTTATGATGCAACTACACGAGTAACAAGACAACAGGCATTATCTGTGCCTGCAGTAGCGAGTGCATTATTTCTTATATCTGGGATTATTGCTGGTATTCCTGTACGAATGTATAAACGTGAAGGAAATACAATTGCAGAAATATTAGATGATGAACGGATTAAGTTATTAAACATTGAAACTAATTCTATTCTTGGCGCATATGAAACAAAGCAAGCCATGATTAATGATCTAATTATGGAGGGGGCATGCTATTGTTATATTGGTAAGCATGGAAATTCTGCAGAGTCATTGCAATATTTGCCTAAACATAGAGTAAGCCTGTTAGATAACGGAAAGCTAATTGATAGACAAATATATTATTTAGTTGACGGAAATTATTATAATAATTTCAACATTATGAGTGCCGTACGGAATTGTAGTGACGGAGTTCATGGACGTGGCTTATTAGATGATAATGCTATGCATATTTCTAGTATGTATAATGCACTGGTATATGAAAATGGAGTAATTAGTAAAGGTGTACGGAAAGGCTTCCTAAAATCAGAAGGAAGATTGACTGTAAAGGCATTAAACGCACTAAAAAAAGCTTGGAGATATATGACTTCTAAGCTTGGAACAAGTGATGTAATAGTACTAAATAAAGGGATTACATTTGAAAGCGCAGATAGTACAGCCGTAGAAAATCAACTTAATGAGAGCAAACAAACAAATGCGGATTTAATTTATAAGATATTTGGATTTACAGACAAAACATTTATAGATGAGAAAGCATTTAATATTTTTGTTAAAACAACGATTATGCCTATAGTGAATTGTTTTATTGAAGCAATTAATAGATCATTACTGTTAGAAACAGAAAAAGGAAGTTACTATTTTAGCTTGGACATGAACGATTTATTAAAAGCCGATATGTTGACACGCTTCAATGCTTATAAAACAGCACTTGAAAGTAACTGGATTAATATTGATGAAATTCGAAAACGAGAAGATTTATCACCAATGGGCATTGATTTTGTAAGTATGAACTTAGCCAATGTATTCTATTACCCAGATACTAAAAAAGTCTATACCCCAAATACAGGTGCATTTGGGGACCTGACTACACTAAAAGCAGAGAAAGGAGGTGAAAATAGTGAAAATTGAGGTACGTAATGGCGCTGCCAATATTGAAGGTTATGTGAATGTAACAGAACGATTGAGTAAGCCAATCCGTGATGTAAGAGGTAATTTTCTTGAAAAAGTAGCACAAGGCGCATTTAATTCTGCCTTACAACGCAATAATAATGTAGAATTGCGTTTTAATCACCGCAAAAAATTAGGGAACCAAAAAGACGGTTCGCTTGAATTGCATGAGGATAGCATAGGATTATATGCAAAAGCAACTGTAACTGATGCGGAAGTTGTAGAACTAGCAGAGAAAAGACAGTTAAAAGGCTGGTCATTTGGATTTAAGAAGCTAGAAGATGAATGGGAAAAACAGGAAAATATGCCAGAAATTCGCACATTGAAAGAGATTGATATGAGTGAAGTAAGTATTTTGTCTGTAAATCCTGCTTACATTGCAACTTCTATTAGTGTACGTTCTGATGCGGAGGAAGATTTGCTAGAATGTAGATCCAATGAAAACGCAACAGGAAAATTAGAGTATGATATTGAAGAACGTAAGTCTGATGATAATGAAGAAACCAGCAATCAGAAATATCATGATA